GCCAGTTCCAACTTCAGCACCAAGATTTGCAATACCAATCATAGCGTAGAATTGACCAGCGCCGAAGAGGTTAGTAGTAATACCATAACGAGTTCTTGCAGCGGTGATTGGATTCATTGTGAATGGATCAAGAGCTTGGTTAAGTTCGAGAGGAATGTATGGAAGGTAAATGATACCAGCATCATAGATTTGTTGACCCTTGAAGCCGAGGAGGACATATTCGCCACCAGCGAGGGAGTCACGATAGAGCTTAATTGTACCATTTCTGAGAGCGCCAATTTCAACAACGCCGATATTATTGTCAATAGCCTTACCGAATGCATTAGCATTGCCAAGGCCACCAGAAACACCGAGTGGATTGACGATGTTGGATTCAAGGAGAGCAGCAGCACCTGGAGAAGCAACGCACCAGTTAGCAGCACCACGTCTACTCTTTACTGCGATACTTGCAGAAGCTTGGAGGATTGTGGTGTAAAGGGTGTTAGTTCTTTCATTTTGGTTACGACCATCAGCAAGAGCTGGATCCCACATCTTAGCATTGCCAGCGCGGATTGTAGCTTGGATGATTTCACCGAGGAGTTGTCTATCAATTTCTTGAGCGATTTCATAAGAAATGAGTTCAGAAATTTCTTGTTGAGCATTGAGGCCTTGCATTGCCTTCATGTCTTCTTCAGTTTCACGTGTGATTTGGACACCGAGTTTTCTTGTCTTAGCAGTAACTGTAGCCTTGAGAATTTCAAAGCCAGCTTCTGGCATATCACGGCCAACAGCCCAGTTTTCAGCGTCAGATGTATCAGCACCATCACCGAAAGCACTAAAGGAATTTCCACCGTAACCAGAAACGCCATTTTCACCAAGGAAGCACTTTAAGAAGTCAGCTGGAGTTTCAGTACCAGTTGTGTCTTGAGGATCGATTGTAGCAGATGGTTTTGCAACGTTAATAACTTGACCAACTTTGAGTTCAGTACCACAAGCTTGGGAAAGAATATCAACATTATCTTTGGTAACATAAACAAGGTTTACAGTACCTTGATCTTGGGACTTAGGACCGATTTGTGGATATTCACCGAATTCGTCAGTAGCGTTGTTAGTATCGCCATCATTGCCGAAATCATCGGAAGCATCACCATTAGATTCAGCATCATAAATCTTGTTATTATACTTGTTTGCGAATTGAGCCTTACCAGTGAAGGATGGGTTTACGTTGAGGTAACCGATTTCCTTACCGAAGGAGTTTGGACCACGGCCGAAACGACCATAACGAGCACGGAAAGCAAATGCCATACCGATTGGGCCTTGCATTGGTTGAACGCCAACGAGCTTGTGAGCAAGGAGTTGTGGATAGATTCTACGAATCATTGGGATAACGATAGATGGAACACGTGCATCACCAACGCCAGAACCATCACGAGCTGTGTTTGCATAAGAAGTAGCAGCAGTATCTGGACCAAATGTTGGAGCATTGGAGATACCAGCGTCTTCTAATAAGAGGCCTCTGCCCTTACGAAGTTTGAATTGTTCGTCAACTTTTTCTTGTGCATTCTAAAGAACGATAGCAGTTGACATTTTGATTACGTCAGATTGAATATCATCTTGAGCGTTAATTAAAGCAGACCATCTCTTGAAAATTTGGTCTTGATTTTGAATACCACGGAATGTCATAATTATATTTCCTTATAAATTTATCAATTTTGTTTTTTGAGATAATTTGCGTAAAATTCTGCAATATTATCTGGTGTTTGTTTAGCTGTAACCTATTTCTTAACAGGTTCTTGCTCTTTGTTCTAAAGAACGACAGAGGAGGTAGAAGCAGAAGCTGTACGAGTTTTGCGAGATTCAGCTTGTACTTTAGCTCTTTTTGCAGCTTGTTCTTTTCTGAAGGACTTTCTTGCGTCCTCTATGGACTCCTAAATTACCTTAGGTGAAGCAGCATTTTTGAATTTTGCTCTTAAATATTTTGCCTAAGCTGGAGTGCAACCTTTTAATTTTTCCTAAAGCACAATTTGTGCTTCTCTATATTGTAATTTCTTATTTAACTTAGCGTTTTCGCTAATGAGTTTTTCAGATTTTTCTTTTGCAGCATTGATTTGAGATTCATAATCTTTGAAGATACCTTCTTTAGATTCTTGAATGATACCATTTACCTTGAGGTAATCAGTAATCTTTTCTAATGCTTTTGTAGCAACTTGATACTTTTGTTCAGAAACGAGTTCTTTCTTTGGAAGATGTTGCTCGAGAGCATAATCAAGATACTTTTCAACGCCTTCAGCAAGAATATCAACTTTCTTATCATGTTCATGCTTGACAGCTTCCATAAGTTTGTGACTATGATCTTTATCAATAGCTTCAACAAGAGTGTTAAGTTTCTTTGCATGATCTTCATTGATGGATTCAACAATTTGGTTGAGCTTTTTAGCATGATCTTTGTCAATAGCTTCAACAATTGTCTTTAATTGTTTTGCAT